CGATGGGGTTGAATCCACCTAGATACGTTTGCCATGGAGTGCCATCAGTGTGAACAACATCGACGCCTTTGTAATTGTAGTCAGACTTTTCTGGATCTTCAACGTCTGCTGATGCCTTCAAGATTGGGGTTCCGTTTAGAAATATATCTTTCAGCATTGCCGTTTCATATTCATCAGAGCCTTTTTTATAGCCTCTGGCAGATGGAAACCCTTCCTGTTCTCCCTCACCCAGCAGCACCAATACCCGAGCGTACTGAGTGCTGTTAAGATTGTCTGCAGCCACGATCGGAGATCGACTGGCTCCACCAGCAGGTTTGCGACTGGCACCGGCCCCTGCCCCCATAATCCGTGCAGGCCCAAGACCTCCGTTGTGAACGCGTATTCCAGAAGCAATGAATGTGTGATATTTCTCGACGGACAAGTTGAACACTTGCTGCCGTTCCAGTAGTGGAATAGTGCTGACAATTGGGCGTAGGTGATTGCGTTCATCCACTAACATGTCGTCATTGCTCAGGGAGCCAATCTCTACAAACGCTCCAAATTGATTGATGACCCAATGGTTGGGAGTGGCCTTGAGAATGCCTCCACCCCAAACTTCATACTGAAAAACCTGCTCGTCAGCATGGCAAAAGGTCTCTACAACTTTTGCTTCGTGAATTTGCCCTGCGTGATCAAACGCCAGTACATAGTCGTCAACAGCCAGTTGCTCGATGCACCTGGGGCCTTGTGAAGTCGAGACAAGGGTACCCGCCGCAAAACATCCATTTCCCCCAAACCCCGCTCCACGAATTTTGGGCCATGGCGGAAAATCTGCTGAGTTCATTTTCCTCCGCCTTTTCCAGCGGCTCTTGGCGAACCATGGGAACTGCTGGCGCGTTTAGGCGATTTGCCAGGCGGCAAAGCTGCTGTTGTAATCCCCGCTGAGATGACAATTCCACCAATAACAACTTCTCCAAACGGAACATTCACAGGCACCCCTTGCCGGGATGTGTTCTGAACGCCATTGATGCTGTAACTCTTGGTTTCTCGAGGATCACGTTCACGTCGGGGTGTTGGCGTTTTGGGCGTCAGCAGCTGGCTCACGCCTCCCAGCAAAAGGCTTGCGCCGATGCCAAACATCACCGGGCCCAATGCGATCCCAGCCAAAGCCACACCTGGCACGAAAAAGCTCCCAGCAATTAAAAGAGCTCCCGCCACAATTCGACCGCCGGCCCCCGAGCCTTTGATGATTGGTGTAAAACGGATCTCCTCCGTTCGGCCAACCGGATAGTGCAACTCATCATGGTCAAGTTCGTTGTTGGCGGCCACCACTTTCCAATCATGAGCGAGGATCAACGTTTCCAGTCCTGGAAAGTTCGCCAACATCATCCGAACGGCTTCAGCTGCTGTCTCCACACTGACCCGCTCGATTCGCGTCATGCCAACACGATCAGCCAGGACTCCGCTCAGGACGATGGCGCGCGTCATGCTGTTGCAGGGGTCAGGATCAAGTTGCGCCAGGCTACGTGCCGCACAATCAACCCAGTGCACTTTCGCAGACCCTCTCCATAGAGGTCTGTCCCGGACAATCTCCCCTGCAGGTGATGCAGCAACCTCATGTCCTCCGTGAAAACCCCGACATGGTTTAGCCCCGAGCTGCGGCCGATCCGCATCAGCGCACAGTCCCCAGGCTGTGGCCTTTCATCATCGACCGCAAAAAACCCTGCCTGTTTAAAAAGGGAACAGAACAAAGGGCTTGCCAAAAAGTCTTTGGGATCATTTGGGCGAACAAAATCACGAATCACCACTCCACGGTCGCAATACCAATCGCGAACCAAAGAGAAGCAATCATGACAGCCCCAACTCCAGACGCGCCCCAACAGCGGCGCTCGGTAACCGCACGGGGAGAATGAGTGCCAGAGCCCCCCGTCTGCTAAATGGGGAGAAACGATAAACCATTGGAAGCCCCAGAGCTCACAGCTGGCCAGATCTGCGTGCGAGGGGAGCGGATAGCCATCTGGATGGCTATGCACCACCGCAATGATCGAGCCTGCGGATTCGGCAGCGGAAAAGTCTTGAGGGTCAAGGATAAAGTTCTGGGTTTCTAAACCTGAGCTGATGGCAAGATTGCGACATGGCCAGTATTGAACAGTTCCATTTATTTCAACAAACAACCCGCACGATTCGTGTGGGCTGGCCTTTTGTGCGGCTATCCAAGCCTCGCGCTTGGCACTGGTTAGATCCATGTGCTCACACTTCTGATCCTGCAAAGCGACTCCATCGCACATCGTCAGCTGGCTCTTCAGCCGCCAATTCATAGAAACTACTGGTTTCACCAGGGTCAAACATTGAAGGGGCCCCCAATAAACCTCCCTCTGTTGAAAGGCTAAGGGTTGGGGGGCTTGGGTAGGCAGTGTTGGCAATGGAGAATGCAGAGCCAGACCATCTGGCAAACTTTGCAAACGTGTCCAGCTCTTGGTTGTTTTGTTGGGCCCCAGGGTAAGAGGGCTCGAGGGCAAACGCTGTGGATTTTCCACTCATGCTGCATGATGCCAGTCCCCAGCCGCCCACCAACATTCCAACCCGGCCGTTGGACATGCAGATCGAATCGGTGGCGTAACCACAAAGGCCTGTTGGTCCCACGCTGGCAGTTTTGCTGGCAGTCACTGTTTTTCCATCAGCTGACAGCTTCCTGATGCGAAAAGTTGCGGCGGCGCCTGATGGTGCAAATTCGCTCCAGCCGGCGGCAGGTAAGTCTGGAGCCACATTGGTCTCCACCCACCAGATGCTGCCATCGGCCATCAGCGCCATTTGAGACGACTCAGTGCGTGTTCCCCAGCCACCGCTCCAGGATTCCAACAACTCAGTGGCGTCTGCGTTGAGCACAAAGGATCCACCCATGCCAGATTTCAAAAGAATCTTTCCATCGGCCCGGATGCAACCTCCTGCACCACGCATGGCGGCATGATCTGCAGTGAGATTGGAGACGACATAATTGCGTTTTACCTTAGAACCGTTTGCAGACAACACAACGTTCCACGAAAATGCCGTCTCCTCACCAATGTTAAATACGTCAACCTCGTGGTGGTTCCCAAAGACTATGATCGAACCGTCAGAGCGCGTCAGAACTGCATCAACATTGTTGACGGTAGGAATAAAAAATCCAGCATTGGGCAAATTCAAAAGGCAGCGGCCAGTTATTCGCCCACTTTCGCTAATTGTTGTCAGGCCAACATCACCCTGGTTAAACCCTCCACCGCCAAACCTCTCAAACAGATAGGTGTGGCCGGTAAGTTTGTTGGAATACAAGCCGTGCATATTGTTAAAACCATTTGTAGTCCCAATCTTTGTTGCAATGGTCCATCTCAAGTCCAACGAAGCCGCGCCAAAGCAGGCAACTATGTGAAACTGGTTGGGCTGCTGTAATCCATTTAGGATCCCACCATTTGGATGAAATGCTGGAGACGCAACAATAACCACTCCCTGTGGTCCCGTACAAATTTGCGGGTATGGCGTGACATCGAGATAATGGCCAAAGCCAGTGTCCCTGTTGATGTGAATGCTTCTCACAAGATTCCCGCACATATCGAATTTAGCCAGCACATACCAGGGCTTTTGCGACGCACTCTGTTGTTTTCGAGACAGAACGTAAAATGATCCCTCGTCATCTGCGGCCATCCAAGTTGCCATATTGTTTGACGCATTAGGTCCTCCAAATCCATTGAGGTATAGGATCGGAGACAATATGTCGGCGTTGGGATCGCGCTTTTGTTGTACCCAGGCCTCGGTTGTATGCGTGCAGAGACCGCACGCCCAATTCTCGCTGGTGCCGACGACTGGAAACACGGGGTTAAGAAGTAAGCCCATCAGAACTGATAGTTTCCTAGTCCGGGGAAGCCCCCAAACGGAAGAAGGGCTCGAGATCCAAATCGAAGGCGACAGCTTCTCAACGTTTTGCCACATATATCGTTAGACAAGGCGTCAACTCGGTCGTTGTTTTCATCGTAATAATTGTTGCCGTTGTAGCCGCAACCATCACCACGGTAGGCCCAGGTGCATCGTTTCAGAGCCTGTCGTTTCGGTCCTTGAATGCCAGCCAGGTCGTATCTTGCAGCCAGCGAAAACTCTACATAATCTCTGCATTCAAGAGTTTTTTGATCAACATAATAAACTTCTTCAGGGAATGTGCTTAATGGGTCTGGAGTTCCGTAGGGATTTTCTCCGCCCTCAAAATTCTCGTGATCCAAAAATCTTGCCAGTGTTCGCACTCGCCTAAATTCCGCGCCTTGTAAGTCGTTCCCTGCCGTATGTTGATTGACCTCAGTTAGAATTGCGGTGATGGCTCCTTCTGCATTGCCGACACGCACGGTCGGGCGGGGCAATGCCCCCTTTCCGTTGTAGCTAAATCCTTCGGCTTGTATAGGGAATGGCCAATAAATATTCCCATTCCAGACAATGGTGTTCATGCCATAGGTGGCGTTTACAGTTGAGCTGAATCGCCAGGTTTTGTCGACCCCATGTAGTTTTGCCTGAGTATTGAGCTCATAGAGCTCAATAATGCTGGATGGTTGCAGGCTGGCCAGTTCCTGCCTTAAGTCTGGCGTTGCCATTCGTCAAACCTCCTCCATGACGTGATCAAACCGCCGACGCAGAACAACATCCACTGCCACTCGGCCCCTCACAGTACGGGGGGTAGGCCACTGATCGACGCTCCAAAGCCATGGAAAGCCAACAACTGCGGCATCTGGCAAAACCGAGGCCGGCATGGAAGGGTCTGCATCGGGAGGGATCCAGCTAAACGGCATTCCATCTATTGCGCGCTCTTCCAAAAAAATTAATAGTGTGTGGAGGTTTTCCGGCTTGATGTAAATCGACAACCGCCAACTCTCCTCTATTGGATGGAGGCCAAACTGAAAAGAATAGGTGTAACCGTCCCCAAGCCGTTGGGTCTGGGTTGTGGCTTCAACGCTTTGCCGCGCTTGCACGGTGATTGGGATGTCGCTTGGGAATAAAGGCCAAACCATCAGATCACCTCCGTAAGTTGCAATTGGATTTCAAACCAGCTTTCGCCCAGCAACTCAACGGTCCAACTTTTGCAGCGCACTTTTTTGAGACCGTGTTTCGGATGAGTCCAGTAAAACCACTGATTGCGATAAGTGCGGGCTCGCAGGTATTCAGTAATTGTTCGAGAGTCTGGAATTTGCAGTGGTTTCAACTGCACCACCCATGTTCTGAGGAATTGATTCAATCCAATTATTTTTCGCGTCTCTGGCTCGTTTTTTGCAAACCGACTGCCGCGAAAATCAGGGACCGTGCTTTCGCCAATTGGCTCAACGGCCTCTCCAATCAAAGGGAATGTGGTTGTCATCCAAAGCGGCCCAGCACATCCAGCTCTCCACCCGGGCGTTTTTCGGCCACCAACACTGCTCGTATGGCGTCAGCCAACTTGCGGCCCATGTCCTGGCCCCTACGCTCTGACCCTTCCACGTGGTCGCCTCTGGCATCCACGCTGACGTGAACCACAGTGCCGCCACCCATCTCTCCCAATTTTCCTCGGATGTCAACGGGAATGCTGCGGCCCCCTGGTAGCGGCACCACCGCCTCATTGCCGTGCAACATGGCGGCGTAACCGCCTTTTGAACCAGTGGCCACACCCCCCTGGGTGTAGCTGGGCAGAGGCAATCGACCTGATGGCGAGGCAATTCCGCCATCGGCAAATCCCAAAAATCCTCCGATGAGGTTCAGGCCCATGGAGGCAAAACCCAATGGCCCACCGCCACCAGCCATGGCCAGCCCACCCGAAAAGGGATTTACAGCCGAGCTGAACATATTGGTGGCAAACGAACCGGCCAGGTTGGTGCCTATCCCCCCAAATCCCATGGCCCCACCACTGGCCGTTTGAAAGCTCTGCACCCCTTGCAGGAACATCTGTGATGCCTGCTGGCTCATCTGGGCAGCTTGCTGCTGGCCCATGGCTGCCGTTTGCTGCTGGGCCGCCGCCTGTTGTTCCAATGCTTTCCCATCAATTCCCGACAGGCGGCTGAACAGAGTTTGGGTGAGCATGCCTTCCAGTGGCTTCAAAATCGCATCAAGGGCCAACTGCCCAAGCTGGTCGCCGAGCCCAGCCAACGATTGAGCGATGGCGCCACGGAAGTCTCCTCCGCGCATGAGCTCAGAGAAACCGGAACGAATCGCGCCGGAAATGCCCTGCACAGTTGTTTCAGTCATCTGCGCTGCCTGTTGGACCCGGGGCGATGCAACCTGGGCCTGCAACATCGATCGTTGATTGTCCATCTGCAGAGCACGGGTTTGCTCGGCCTGAGTGGTGGCCAAGGTTTCTCTTTCGACAGCCTGTCGCTCTTCGATTTGAGGGATCAATTTTTCTTCCAGATCTTTGATGCTTGCAGTGAGGGTTGCCATGGATTCCTGGACTCCAGCGGCCTCCTGGGCGTTGTCTTTTAGGCTGTTCTCCAGGCTGCTGTCTGGCGCAAGGATCGCCATGGCACCAAACTTGCCCTCTCCCCCGGCGACGCTCGGCAACTGGCCGCCCTGAATCCGCCTGCTGTAATCCTCCATGTATTCGTAACGCTTTCCAGGCGCCCCATATCGCTCAAATGCCTTCATCGCCGCGGCCGCCTGTTCAAGCGTGCTGGCGCTTTTCAGCATGGCTCCCGCAGCCCGCTCTGATGTGGCAAGCTCTTTTTGGAAAAGATCGAGCTGTCTGCGCGCGTCCGCCTGGAAATTGCCGGTGAGAGCAGGGACGTTTTTTCGCCGGTCGTAGGACCACTGGAACAGGCCCAGACCCGTGCCTCCTTTTTCCCTTGCGGAGGGATTGAGGCTGGATTCTTGCCTGGCGGAGCCCATGATGGCCGCCACTTGCACATCTTTGAACCCTCTCCGGATCAAGTCGCCGATCAGGAACGCCTCTTTCCCTGCAAAGGTGGAAGTGCTGGCCATGGGGGACGCCTTGGCAGCTGCATAGACAGGCCCAAGGCTGCTGCCAGCCCGCAAGGATTCTTTAATGGCCTGGATCGGGTTCATGAGTTTGCCGATAGCATCTCTCAACTCATAGTGAAGATGGGTATTGGTCCCGTCAGGCGTCACGGTGGCAATGCGCTGCCCAGCAGCTATCGATTGTCCAACTCGCACGCTCGGATTGACATGTCCATAGGTTCCCTCGGTGCCGTCGTCATATTTCACCACCACGGCTCCGCCAACTTTCCCGAAACCCCTTTCATAAGCCCTGGTCACAATCCCAGCTCGTCTGGAATGAATTGGATCGCCAACATCCAAACCCAAATCCTGACCTGCATGTAGCCTTCCCCTGCCATAGCCAAGCCCTTCATTGATATTGGGCCCGCCACGAGTGCCAGGAAGCATATTTGCCACTCCGCCCAGGCCCCGTGGTGCGGGGTAGCCAGCCGCCACCATTTCTGCCGGTGTTGAGGCCGTGGCCGCCGTCGCTCGGGAAAGCACATCTCGCTCACCCTGAAGCTGCAATTGCTTTTGAGCTGTTTGCAACTGCAGAAGTTGCGTGCGAATCGCCACCTGCTGCACGCGCATTTGTAGAAGGGCGATGCGCTGCTCGGACGCCTCTCGATCTTGCTGGAACTTTTGCTGCTGTCTCGCCATTTCCTGCTCGAGCCTCAGCTGATCGGCCTTTCGGTCGGCCAAGGCGCGGGTGGCTTCCGCCTCCGAGACGAATCCCTGGCGGCCTTGGACAATGGCCTCGATCTGAGCATTCAACATGGCCTCCACGCTTGTGGGGTTGGCCTGTGCCGCAGCCTGGGCCTTGGCCAGGCTCACCATGCCTTCCGCTTCTTTTACTGCGGCATCTGCCCGGGCTTTGGCCAAATCCCCCCGGGCCCGCTCCAGCTGCTCAAGGCGCTGCTGGGCTTCCACAGCCTTTTGAGCCGTGCTGACCTCGGCCTCACGGGCCCGCTTCAACTCTTGCGCTCCCCGGAGGCGCGTCTCGAGCTCGTTTTTGATCGCCTGCTCCCGCTGCCCCAGGGAGCTCATCAGCCGCTGCTGATCAAGGTTGAGGGCCACCGATTCCCGCTGCACTGCAAGCACGCCCTGCTG